GTTTAGCTATGGGGGTGGGGAATGAGCAGCCCTTTCATGCAGCTCTACGTCGCCGACTATCTGGGCGACACGCGGCACCTCACGACCGAGCAGCACGGAGCCTATCTGCTCCTGCTCATGACCATGTGGCGGTCGGACGGATGCCTTCCGAACGACGCCAAGAAGCTCGCCCGGATCGCCGGCTGTTCACCGTCACGATGGGCGAAGATCAGCGAGGAGGTTCTGGAGTTTTTCGACGTCGAGGGCGCTGTCCTCACCAATCCGCGCCTCACGCTTGAACTCGAAAAGGCGTTAGAAAAGTCGATCAAACGTGCCGTTTCCGGTTCTCAAGGTGGGAAGGCCAAGGCGTTGAAAGATAAGGGGTCGGCCCTAGCAAACGCCACCCTTTTGCCATGGCATTCTTCAGAACCAGAACCAGAGAAGAAAGAGGAAGCTAACGCTTCCTTGTCGCCGAAAGCGACGAAAGCCCCGAAGGCGAGGTCGTACCCGGAGGCCTTCGAGGCGGCGTGGAATGAATACCCGCACCACAAGGGGCGGTCCTCCAAGCCGAACGCGGCGGCGGTCTGGGCCAAGCTCCCGGCCGACGAGCGCGAGGGCCTGGTCGCGGCGGTTCGGCGGTTTGCTCCGAACGTCGGCGAGACCTGCGGCGGCAAGGGTGCGCCCGACATGGCCGTCTGGCTCAAGGACGGGAAGCACCTCAACTGGTCGGCCGAGGACACCGTCTCCGCCGCCCAGACTTTCGACGGCCCGCCCGAACTCCGAGCCCGGATCGTCGCGCTCAAGGACGACGCCTTCGCCCGCCGCTGGCTTGACCATTACTGCCGCTGGCGGCCCGCCGATCGGACGATCCTCGCCGTCAACGCGACCGTGGCGGAAACCCTCAAGGCCGAACTGACCGGGTATTTCGCCGAGCGCCGGATTCGGGTCGAGGTCGCGGCGGCCAACGATGGAACCCAAGCCAAAGAGGAGCGCGCGGCATGAGCGACTGGACCAAAATCGAGCCGGGCGAGGTGCTTTCGCTGCGGTGCAAGACCCACACAGCCATGATCCGGCTGGCCTCGGTCTCTGGCGGCTGGACGTTCGCGGTGGATTGCGCGCGGCTGTTTGGCGATCATTCCGGCTGGAGCGAGCCCATGGGACACCGTGGCGGTGTCCTGCGCCGGTTCGCCCTGACCCGCGACGAAGCCCTCCAAGCTGCCCGTGCCGTGATCCTGTCGCGCCTGCCGGACGATCAGCCATTGATCGAGTGGCTCGATACCCTCGCCCCCGCTCAACCGGACCTGTTCGCCGCATGACCCTCCTCGCCATCCAGACCGAGATAGTCGGGCGGATCATGGCCGCCCGTATCGGATCGACCCTGCGCTTTGCCCTCATGGACGCCGCCGACGCGGTGAGCCGAGCGATAGAGGCCGAAGCCCGCGAAGCCGCTGCCAACCCCGCCCCCCAGGAGCAGACCGCATGACCTCCGCCCGCCAACGCAAGAAGCGCCAAGCCCGCGCCTCCGCCCCCCGGATGATCGGGGCAAACGACAACGGAGCTGGGACGGCCAACGACAACGAGGCTCTGGTGATCTCCGGCACGCGGCTTAACGAGAGCCAAGCCCGCCGGTTTCGACAAGCGGTCCTCGCCGTAGCATCCCCCGACTTGCGTCAGCGCCGGGAAGGCCGGGAGGCCATGCTCCGACTGGAGGAGGAGATCGAGGCAGCGCAGCAGGCTATCCGCGTGGCCAACGACATTGCCGAAACGGTGGAGCTCGAAAGCCTCCGGGGCTCTCAGATCGAGACGTCCGACCGAAAGGAGCACGAAGGTCGGAAGCGTATCGCCTCGCGCGACGGGCTTGAAACCCTGATGACGGCCCGGTCCCTCTCGGCCAACCAGTTCGCCGCGGGCCTCCGGTTCCGCACGGACTACGAGCTCCTCGACCCGGAGAAGGGGCTCACGCCGCCGGCCCTTGACCAGACCCGCAACATCACCCGAGGCGGGGAAGGCTGGGCGAAAAAGCGCACTCAGCGGGAACTCTTCGTCCGGGATTTGGAGAAGCTGATCCAGGAGGAGGACCGGACCTTCAAGGGGCCGAACGGACGGACGGCGGTTGAGCGTACCGGCCGCGCGGTCTGGGCCTTGCGCGAGATCGCCGGGAAGGGATCAAACCTGCGGAGCCTTAGCAACAGCGGGTCCGTGCAGCGGAGTATCTCCGAGGCCCTGGTCCTCGCCCTGGACTGCGCCGCCCTCGCCTACGGGCTGGAATAGCACATAGGGTGCCCGACAACCCGCCACCGCACCACATCTTGACCCGGAGCGGTAACCGTGCCCATAAGCGAACGTCGATAGACGCGACCAGACGGCCCCAGCCCTAACCGGCGGGGCCGTTTTGCTTTTCACTCCCTGACCATGTGCGGCGCTTCGGCAATGGCTGGATCAGGGAGCGGACAGCGAGACCCGACAACCCCGGAGACAACCATGCGCCTGTTCTGGAAGCTCTGGATCAATACCGCCCGCTCGATGTTGAGCGTCGCTGGCGCGCGGTAACCCGCACACAAAATCGGAGGCGAGGATGCCGTCCCTCCAGAACACCCGCCATGAGCGGTTTGCCCAAGAACTGGTAAAGGGCGCGAGCCAGGCCGAAGCCTATGTGAGCGCCGGATACAAGCCCAGCCGGAGCGCAGCGGCTCGCCTTGCCGCAGATGTAAACATTTGTGCGCGAGTGGCCGAAATCCAGAATCGGGCCGCTGTCCGCACCGAAATCACCCTCGCCGACATCATCGACGAGCTTGAAGAGGCGCGCCAGATCGCGCTCGGGGCACCATCGCCGCAGACTGCCTCGGCCGTCGCCGCGACCATGGGCAAGGCCAAGCTCTTGGGCCTGGTCGTGGACAAGAGCCAGGTCGAGCAGACTGTCGAGGTTACGGATGCACGCGAGCGCCTTGCACGTATCGTCGCTGGCCATACTGCCGCCGGACCAGCTCGCGAAGGCTCTGGGAAGCCTCACTGAGGACGAAGCCAACGATCTCCTCCATGACTGGAGGTTCACCGCCCGGCCGGAGCAGGTCGCGCCGGATGGTCTGTGGCAGGTCTGGGCTTACATCGCCGGGCGCGGTGCCGGGAAGACAAGATCGGGTGCCGAGTGGGTGCGCGAAAAGGTCAAGGCTGGCTGCTGTCGCATTGCCTTGATCGCCCCGACAGCGGGAGACGCTCGGGACGTTATGGTCGAGGGTGATTCCGGGCTTCTGAGTGTGTGCTGGGCCGGTGATCGCGACCACAAGGGAAACCTGACCGGCCGCCCGGTCTATGAGCCGTCCAAGCGCCGCCTGACCTGGGCGAACGGGGCGATGGCAACCACCTATTCGGCAGACGAGCCGGACCGTCTGCGCGGACCGCAGCACGACGCCGGATGGTGCGACGAGATCGCTGCCTGGAACTACGCTCAAGAGGCGTGGGATATGTTCATGTTCGGGCTGCGGCTTGGAACCGCGCCCCAAGGCATGGTGACCACGACGCCGCGCCCGATTCCGCTGCTTCGGCAGATCATGGCGGCCAGCACCTCCGTCGTGACTCGGGGCTCTACCTATTCCAACCGCGCCAACCTTGCGCCGTCGTTCCTCGACAAGATCGTCACCCGCTACGAAGGCACCCGGCTAGGCCGGCAGGAGCTTGACGGCGAGCTGCTTGAGGATTTCGCGGGCGCGCTCTGGACCCGCGCGATGATCGATGCGGCGAAGGCAGACACCATCCTGCCTGATATGCAGAGGGTGGTCGTAGCTATCGACCCCTCGGGCACCGCTGGCGAGGAAGACGACGGGGACAGCGTCGGCATCGTCGTGGCAGGTAAGGGCGTGGACGGCGTCGCTTATGTGCTGGCCGACCGGACTTGCAAGCTCTCCCCGGCGCTCTGGGCGCGACGCGCGGTCAATGCAGCGGAAGAGTTCAACGCCGACCGGATCGTGGCAGAGCGCAATTTCGGCGGCGCGATGGTCCAGGCGGTGATCAAGACCGCAGGCGGCAACGTCCCATATCGTGAGGTCACGGCCTCCCGCGGCAAAGTCGTCAGGGCCGAGCCGATCGCCGCTCTCTACGAGCAGGGCCGGGTAAAGCACGTCGCAGGCATGACGGCGCTCGAAGACCAGATGTGCGCCATGACCGGCGAGGGATACATGGGCAACGGCTCGCCCGACCGCGTGGACGCGCTGGTCTGGGCCATCACCGAGCTGATGCTGAAAGCGCAGGCCCCGGCCCCACTTTTCGGCACCTACGCAAGCGCGAGAGGCTAACGCATGGCGAAGACCTCCAGCACGCCCGAGACAGTTTCGACCGACTATCTGGCGATGCGGCCATATTGGCAGACGGTGTCGGACATCCTGGGCGGTGCGCCGGCCATGAAAGCGGCGGGCGAGACCTATCTTCCCCGGTTCCCGAACGAGACGACGGACGACTACGACTATCGGCGCAAGAACGCCCGGTTCACCAACATCTACGCCGACGTCGTCACCAGCCTCGCCCGCAAGCCCTTCGGCCAAGAGATCGTCCTGGCTGACGGCGCTCCCGACCGGGTCGCGGCCTTGGCCGAGGACATCGACGGGCGGGGGAACAACCTCCACGTCTTCGCCTCCGAGACCTTCTTCGACGGCGTCAACGACGCGGTGAGTTGGGTTCTGGTCGATTACACCCGCGCCACCGAGCGCGCGGACGGCCAGCGCCTCTCTCTCGCCGACGAGCGGGTCCAGGGCCTTCGTCCCTACTGGGTGCGGATCCCGGCCAATCGGATGCTCGCCGTCTATTCGGACACGGTCCGGGGGGCCGAGGTCATCACCCACGCCCGGATTCGGGAAGACGTGGTCATGCGCGACGGCTTCGACGAGGTCGCGGTCGAGCGCGTGCGGATGTTCGATCGCGCGCCGGTTTACGCCATGCTGGAGGACGGCACGGTCACG